AGTCCCTAAAGTACCACTTAGCCGCCCAAGGCATTAACTCTCTTGGTAGATGTAATCCAAAACATCCCCCACTCCCAGGAAGTTTTGAGAGACACATACAGAAAGTTGAATCCCGCTTCTGGAATGAGAGATTCCCTGATTATAAGAAGTGGAGAAATGACTGGCATAAGCAGTATCAAAAATGCGGCTATGTTGAGATGCTGAGTGGGTTCGTTGTTCATGGAAGGTACTCACGGAATGAGATTATCAATTACCCTATTCAAGGAGTTGCTTTTCATTGCTTGTTATGGAGTTTGATTCAGACAGTCAAATGGATTAAGAAGAACAAGATGAAAAGTAGAGTAGTTGGACAGATCCATGATAGTATGGTATTGGACGTGCATAAGAGCGAGAGAGATGTAGTGCTGGAAAAACTCGTTCAAGTAATGACAAAAGATATCAAAGTGCATTGGCCATGGATAATAACAGAGCTTGAGATAGACGCTGAAGAGAGTGAAACCAACTGGCACGAAAAGGAAAAGGTAGAACTATGAGTAATCCAGTCATGTGTGAATTTCACCTTGGAACCAGCATCAAAAAAAAAGTAATCCTAATGCCGGAAAACACAGAAGTGGTGTCAGTTGGGGTTAAAAATAGTGAGTTGTTCATTTGGGCCATATGCACCCCTAACGGAAAACTACGAACACGATGTTTCAGAATTATAGAAAACGGTGGGCAACCCACACATGGAGGACTTGCTGATTTCATCGGAACAGTACAAATTGAAGGAATAGTTTGGCATGTTTTTCAACAATGGTCATTAAAAGAACTGGTGCGAGATGAATCATCAATCACAATAAGATGAAATCTAACCAGTAGAAAAAGGTAGAACTATGAGTGACAAAGTTATTAGTAAATTCTTTCTCGCACTGGCAGTAGATATAAAGAAACAAACGGTCGTATTGCCAGAGGAATCAGAAGTGTTGTCTGTTGATTTAGTCGAAGATGGTGAATTGGTTATTTTGGTCAAATATGACCCTTCTAAGGAGTCTAATGCAAACACTTTTATCATTATACAGGAGCAGGGATTTATTTCACCTGATCCAGATGTAAAATTTATTGGTAGTGTGTGGGCTAATAAATCCCTTTGGTACGTTTTTCAAGAAGACAACCACCACCAGCACGCCCTTATCTAACCAAACTAGGTGAAAAATGAAATGGGAAATTAACGACGCTGCGTATGTCTGCTGGAATAACGGCAAACCAACGTCGTCGCGAGTACTGGCAGTAACCGATAAGAACCAGCCAATGGTCGGGCGATGGGAATCAATATGGCAAGAGCCTGGACATATGGTTACATTTGCCCGTTGTGGTAAATTCATCCGCCGATGGTGGGGTGGATGGAAATTGATACACGATGAACCACGAAAGGAAGTGAAGTAATGCACCTAGGCGAAATCCGACAAATTCCTATATCTCGGCGGGATGCCCACTTTGACCGAGCCACCGAAGAAGCCTATAGGCAAGCGTGTTTTATCGTAGGGGTAGACCAAGACGGATATATCAACAATGTGGAAGGGGCAACCCGCAGTGGTTCTACCTTAATGGTGGAATGGAAATCGCTTCACGTTGAAGGCGGCATGGGCGGCATAAGATATATTTACACCTTCGACTGTTGGGTGGATGAGATCGAAGATGAGGATGCCCCAAGCGAGGGATTTTGCGAGTAAATCCAACTATGAAATCTAACCCCCTAAAATGGCACGGCGGAAAGTCTTACCTCGCTAAGAACATTCTTGCCATCATGCCATCCCATATCCACTATGTGGAAACTCACTTTGGTGGGGGTGCCGTTTTATTTGCAAAAGATCCTAAGAATTTCAGTGAAGTCGCAAATGACATAGACGGGGAACTACAGAACTTCTGGGCAGTGCTGCGAAGTAGATTACGTTTTGATGAATTCAAACATCTCTGCGATACTACCCCATTCTCACAGGAGATTTTCGAATACGTTAAGAGAACACAAAGGATTGAAGCACTGGAAGAGGGGCCTAGTATCGAAGAAGCCTGGAAATTCTTTGTTCGGTACAGGCAGAGTAGACAAGGACTAGGAAAGGATTTCTGCACACCAACAAAGACCCGCACAAGACGAGGAATGAATGAGGGGGTATCCTCCTGGTTATCAGCTATTGATGGGCTTGAGGAAGCATCAAAAAGACTGAGTATGGTTTACATAACGAATGATGATGCTTCCAAAATCATTCGTTCCCACGATGGCCCAAGCACTTTGTTTTATTGTGATCCTCCATACCTCCACTCAACAAGATCATATGGGTCAAAGGGAGCATACGCATGTGAAATGACAGTGAAGTGCCACAAGCGGTTGCTTGACTCTCTTTCATCAATTACTGGAAAGTTCATCTTGAGTGGGTACCCAAGTGATCTGTATGACACATACGCAGGTAGAAATGGGTGGCACAAACTGGTGATTACGATTGACAATAAAGCAAGTGGAGCAAAAGTCAAACCAAAAAAGGAGGAATGCTTGTGGACGAACTACAACCCGGGGAGGTATCTACAATCACTGTAGATAGGATGTACACAAAGAATAAGAAGATCGTAGCTGAGGGGCATGTATCTGATCCAATTGAAGTTCGATCTATTCCAGAAGGTGTGCACAAAGCCCTAGTCAGCTATGACAGAGAACGGACAATCAACACCGGAAACTTTGAAAATACTAAGATTCGTATTGGAATAACTCTTCCATGTGTTCTCGAAGAAGCGCAGAGTGCTTACTCTACAGCCGTAAAATTTGTTACTGAACGTCTAGAGCAGGAAGTTGAAGAGGTGGAACGATGAAGACAACAAAAAAGATATCCAAAAAACTCACACCGAACGAAGTGGCGACATTGTTGGTTGCAGCGGTGGGACTTTCTGGTAAAAAATCTACGGTATTGTTCAATGTAGATCCAATACCCACACCTGAAACATGTCTACCTCAGTATGTATTAACTGATGTCACAATAACTTATGAAGAAGAGCTTCCTGAATGAATGAAGAACTCTATAAGAAATACCGCCCAAACACCTTTGATGAAGTGATTGGCCAGGACGAAGCCGTCGCCACTCTAAAGGATCTGGGCAAACGAAAAGCAATGCCCCATACGATCCTTTTAAGTGGGCCAAGTGGTTGTGGCAAGACTACTATCGCGAGGATACTCCGCAAGAAGATGAAATGTGGTGATGCTGATTTTATTGAAGCCAACGCAGCACAAACACGGGGGATTGATTTTGTCCGAAGTGTTCAATCTAAGGTCAACTTAATCCCGATTTCAGGAACGTGTCGGGTTTGGTTGATTGATGAAGTTGGTAACCTAACTTCAGATGCACAGCACGCCTTCCTTAAACTGCTTGAAGATACCCCAAAACATGCTTACTTCATCCTAGCAACCACTGACCCACCGAAACTCAAGAAGACAATCAGAACCCGTTGCACTGAGATCAAAGTACGGCTGTTGAATATCAAGGAATTGTCCGCGCTTGTAAACACCGTTACCAAAAAGGAGTCCAGCACTCTTACTGAAGACGTTGTAAGTAAACTCGTTGATCACAGCGATGGCAGCGCTCGTAAGGCACTGGTCCTCCTTCATTCAATTATCGGACTAGAAAATGAGGATGCACAACTCGATGCAATTTCAAAAGGGGATCACAGAGCACAAGCAATTGAACTCTGCCGCGCACTTATAAGCAAGAAACCATGGCCAGAAGTGGCTGAAATTCTAAAGACGATTGAGGATGAACCTGAAACACTTCGCTACGCCGTCCTAGGATATTCCAGGAGCATCATGTTGAAAGGTGGTAAGATGCTCCCGAGGGCTCATATGATTGTTGAGGAATTCTCAGAACCATTCTACACAAGTGGACAGGCGGGTCTTTGCGCTGCTTGCTACAGAGTTCTAACTGGATAAAATCTCACATCAAACCACGGAACACCCTGATAATAAACGGACAACAATAACAGAAAGGCCCTAACATGACTGAAATCGCAGATGCTATTAGGATTGACCAACACGCCCTTGACGTAGAGTGGCTAAGACAAGCCGAGCTTTACTTTGAGTACGCTTCATTATTGGTAGACCAAAGATTGGATGTTGATGCAAAGAAAAGCAATATTGACATCGTTAAAGCAGAATCTGACAAAGACATTCGTAACAATCCGGGTAGGTTTGGGATTGTGAAAGTGACTGAGGCCTGTGTTGGCTCCGCTTTGAACGGACATCCAAATGTGATCGAAGCTGTCAAAGAACATCGTGACGCCAAACATGACCAAGGAATGCTAGAAGCGGCTGTTGCAGCTCTTGACCATAAGAAACGCGCTCTTGAGAAACTTGTTGACTTGCATCATTCAAGTTATTTTGCACGACCCCAGGCAAGGTCTGAAGGTTCAAAGGAGGAAGTAAGCGAAATAGAAAAGAAGTCAGCAAGGAGGACAAGAAAGGCCCCGGAGAAAAAAGTTCCTGAAAAGGAACCAGAGAGAAAAAAGAAACAGGAACGAGAAGGTACTGAGTTCACAGTTCAGAATAATGCTGGAAGTATTGTTTGCCGGACATGCCCGAAACTAGCCGAAGCAATTAATTACACACCCACTAAAGATGATCCAAAGGACCTGTACATCTTCCGGCACAAAGAGAACGGAGTAGTTGCAAAGTTATTCAAATACAATCCAAGCCAAGGAGCATGGGAACGCCCTAGTAGTGTTGAGGTGGACTAATGCAAACTTGGTTGGTATTGACAATAATCGGAATCGTTTGTTTGGCTGTGATTTTTGGATTGCCGTTTGTGGTATACCTCTCAGTCAAATTAGGAACCTACGCCTTCTATCGAGGGCGTGGACTACACCAAAAGGAAGAACAAGATGGCAAAGACGCGACAACAAAAAGCTAGGCAAGAGAAGCGTAGGGTTTCAGCGCGGAGGAGGGCTGAATCACACACGGCAGGATTTCAAAGTACTTCGGTTGTGTTGCCTGAAGGGATGCAATTCTTCAAGGTCACAAACACGGGCCCCTACAAACTTGATGTGATGTCGTATGTAGCAGGAGAAGGAAACTCATTTGCTGGCAAAGGCGACTTGTATTTTGAGAGGACCTTCTACACACATCGTGGGGTTGGGGCTGATGGGGACACATACATTTGCCCCAGAAAGACAGCCAAGAAAAGGTGTCCTATTTGTGATTATCGTGCTGATCTAGTGGCAAAAGGTGATGCGGATGAGCAACTGATTAAGGATCTAATCCCAAAAGAAAGACAGCTTTGGTTGGTTAAAGACTTGGGTGAAGAAGACAAAGGCGTGCAACTTTGGGACGTCTCATTTCATTTATTTGGAAAGGCCCTAGACGCCCGCATCAATAATTCTGATGAAGATGATGGCTACGAGTATTTTGCAAGCCCCAACAAGGAACTTGGCATGACTCTTCGAGTTGGATTTGAAGAGAAAAAATACAGTGGGCATCCATTCTACGACGCAAACTCTATTGACTTCAAGCCCCGAAATAGGGACTACAGCCAAGAGCTCATTGATGATCTCCCGTGTCTGGATGATTTACTCGTCATTAAGAGTTATGACGAGCTGAAGAGTATCTTCTTGCAGACTGAAGAGGATACTGATGATGCGGACGGAGGTGAAGAGGAGG